CCGGTAATACAATATCGGCTATAATAGCTATACACTAACAAAACAGGAGCAGTAAATGACCCAAGTCCTAATCCGCAACGGCGTTTATCGCAATAAACCCGTACACAACGAAGTGTTTGAATTGGTCAAAGACTTCACAGCCGGCGCAAAAGGCGGCTTTGTGACAGTAGACAGCCGCGGCTTCTTTGGCCCCGAGTTTGGCATTGCTCGTGTCCGAGTTGACAGCATTGACCAAATTGAAATTCAGGGTGCAGATACCACTGCCCCTGTTGCCAAGTCGGCACCTGCCCCAGAAGCAACAGATGAAGAAGTTATGGCCCGTATCCGTGGCCGTTTTGAAATTCTTGACGAAATGACCAAGGCTGCTGTAGCTGGCGATGTCCGTGCAATGATTGTGTCGGGTCCGCCGGGCGTAGGCAAGAGCTACGGTGTTGAGAAGATTGTTGAAGCTGCTTGTTTGTTTGACAAGATTTCAGGCAAGCGTCTCCGTGCAGAAGTTGTCAAAGGTGCAGCTACTCCAATTGGCCTGTATCAGACCTTGTACAAGTACAGCGACAAGAATTGTGTCTTGGTGTTTGATGACTGCGACAGCATCCTGCTTGATGATGTCAGCTTGAACTTGCTGAAAGGTGCCTTGGACTCGGGCAAGAAGCGTAAGATTTCATGGTTGTCAGAATCCAGCACTCTGCGCCGTGAAGGCATTCCAGACCAGTTCAACTTCAATGGTACTGTGATCTTCATTACCAACCTGAAGTTTGACAAGATGAAGAGCCAGAAGTTGCGTGACCACTTGGATGCACTGCAGTCACGTTGTCACTACTTGGACTTGACACTAGACACCATGCGTGACAAGTTGTTGCGTATCCGCCAGATTGCCAATGACGGTCAGTTGTTTGAGGAATACGAGTTTGATGACGAAACACAAGAAGAGATCATTGACTTTATGGCACACAATGCTACTCGCTTCCGTGAAATGAGCTTGCGTATGGCAATTAAGATTGCTGACCTGCGTAAGAGCTTTCCGCTCAAGTGGAAAGAAATGGCAACCGTAACTTGCATGAAACCAGAATAAGGAGACTAAAATGCGTAAGCTGATCATGGAACGATTGAACAACATCTGGTGCGACGAACTGGAAGGCATCCACAAAATTGCTCAAAGTGAATTCAGCTTGATGACGGATGAAGAATTGTTGGACTTGTACGACGAAGTATTTGGATTCAGCGGTTAGGTTATACCCGGGTTGCCTGTAGTAAACGCTCCTGTTTAGGCAATCTGTTTTGGGCATCGTAGAAATACGGTGCCTATTTTTTGACTATTGCGAATGTTTGTGTTACAATAAATATTCAACACGGATACTACATGCCATTTTGTTATTCTCCTTGGACCAACATTGATATCAGCCCACAAGGTGCACTGAGCCCTTGCGCTAAATTTACACACACTACACCAGCTTTGAATATCAAAACCAGTTCTATTGCTGATTACTCTCAAAGCTCTGTTCTATGCAAAACAAAACAGTCGTTTGAATTTGGACAATGGCCTGTTGGGTGCGAGCGTTGCAAAATTGAGGAAGACAATGGTATAGAAAGTAAACGCATGCTTGATTACACCAGATGGAAGTCTGAATATGAAAAATATCAATTCCGGTCCAACAATTTTCTTACTGCCAGCGTAGCATTTGGGAATACTTGTAACTTAACATGTATTACTTGTAATCCTTATTCGAGTAGTCGATGGCATCGAGAGTATAAAGAAATTTACAATGTTAATATCAAGCCAAATCATTTTTACAAAGAAGAATTTGTCCGCGAATTTATTGCGGCTACTCCTGGTCTGGCACACATAGATATTCCCGGGGGAGAACCCTTCCTAAGCGGCATAAGAGAACAAAAAGAAATGCTGCAATGCTGGATTGATTCTGGCCAATCAGCTAATATGTCGATACATTATACCACAAACGCAACAGTTTATCCTGATGATGATTGGTGGGCTCTTTGGAAGAATTTTAAAAATGTTGACATACAATTGAGCATAGATGGGGTGGGCACCAGGCTAGAATACATACGATATCCTGCGGTCTGGCCACATATAGTTGATAACACGATTCGATATATCAATCAGATCTCAGAAAATAAAAATTTACAACTCAGCGTTAGCCATACAGTCAGTGCTTATAATATATATTACCTAGATGAGTTTTTCACTTGGAGCAAACAAATTGGACTGCCAAGGCCGTGGTTAGGCAGAGTACACAGCCCCGAGTATATGCGCCCCACTGTTTGGCCATTGTCAAGTCGAATCGCCATAGTAGATCATTTAAAGTCAAGCCAATTTCCTGACATACATACTTGGGCAAAGATGATTAACAAGTTAGACGACAGTGAGTATTTTGATGAATTTAAGCGTCGGACGCAACAGCACGATCAATATAGAGGGTTGAATTTCAATGAAACCTTTAAGGAAATAAGTAATTGGATAAAATGAAACAAGTAACCATAATCATAAATGACGAAGTTAACATCAAGGTTGAAGGATTAGATCTTGACACTCGTCGCAAGCTGGTAAACAAGTTCAAGTATCTCAATCCAGCTGCCCGGTATTTGCCAGCAGTGCGCTTGGGACGGTGGGATGGAAAGGTAGCATATTTTCAGTTAGGCGGTAGCACTTATGTAAACTTATTACCAGAGATTGTTCCCATCTTAGAACATGAAGGCTACGATATTGCACTGGACGATCGTAGAACGTACAGTACTGCCTTTGAATTTGCCTTAATGGCAGAGGATACATTTAGTGATCGTGTCTGGCCACCTGGGCACGAACGAGCAGGGCAGTCGGTTGTGCTAAGAGATTATCAAATAGAGAGCATCAACAACTTCCTAACCAACCCGCAGAGCCTGCAGGAGATTGCCACAGGTGCAGGTAAGACACTTATTACAGCAGCACTGAGTTGGCAAGCAGGTAACTACGGACGTTCAATTGTTATTGTACCCAACAAGAGTCTTGTAACACAAACAGAAGCAGACTATCGTAATCTAGGACTGGATGTAGGTGTTTACTTTGGCGATCGTAAAGAATGGGGACGTCAGCATACCATATGCACTTGGCAGAGCCTCAACAACTTGTTAAAGAATACCAAGTCAGGCGAAGCCGAAGTTACTATACAAGAATTTCTTGAGGATGTGGTATGTGTTATTGTAGACGAAGTACACATGGCCAAAGCAGATGCACTTAAAACATTGCTGACAGGAGTAATGGCTCACATACCAATTCGTTGGGGACTAACAGGTACAATACCCAAAGAAGATTTTGAATTTCAAGCCCTGCATGTCAGCCTAGGTCCTGTGGTAGGTCGGCTACGTGCAAGCGAACTACAGTCGCAAGGCGTGTTGGCACAATGTCATGTGAATATTGTGCAATTAGTTGATCACGTAGAATATAAAGACTACCAAAGCGAGCTTAAATACTTGGTAACTACACCAGAGCGTATAGAAGCTGTTGCCAAGTTGGTAAACAAGATCAAGGAAAGCGGTAACACACTTATACTTGTAGATCGAATTGAAACAGGCAAGATCCTGCAGGTATATCTCAGCACACTGTTTGGCTTGTTGGGCGATAAGCCCGAAGCAGTATTTGTATCTGGTGCCACCAAGGCCACAAGTCGCCGGGATGAATACGATGAAATTGCTACAAGCACTAACAAAGTTATTATTGCAACATACGGTGTTGCTGCTGTCGGTATCAATATTCCTAGGATATTTAACCTGGTTATGGTTGAATCTGGGAAGAGCTTTACTAGGGTAATACAAAGTATCGGCCGTGGTATTAGAAAAGCCGAAGACAAGGACCATGTAGAAATTTGGGACATTACATCAACATGTAAGTTTGCAAAACGTCATTTGACCCGACGAAAAGCCTTTTACAAGGAAGCCAACTATCCATTTTCAACAGAAAAATTAGAATGGCAGGCTTGACCTTTGAACTCACTTACTGTATAATAAAGATATGAGAATACTAACCCTCGACAATTGTCACTACGATTTAAATACACTTCCAGAAGAAGTAGACGATATGCGTTTTGCAGTGCTAGACAACAGCGATCCTGCCAATCCAGATTATCATTATATACCTCTGATTTTTCTTGAAAGTTTTAATAGTCCTGCATTGGTTTTACAAATAGGTGACAACACAATTAAGATGCCAATGGACTGGCGAATCTTAATTGGAGAACCAGAATCGGGAGATTTAGAATTATTATCCCTTACGTCTATTAATGACAGAGGATTCAAAGCCTTTCAGTTTAACCCGTTAACCAGTTTTAGACCCAGTTTTCTTGATATTGAAATCATTGATGTTTATCAAGATGTTACATGGTATACTCCTAAACTTAAAAATGGACAGATGCTTGCAGTACCATTGGAAGATGGCAACAAACCCGACTGCGTGTATTTTGTCAAAGATGTCAGCCGCAATTGCGAAATTGTCAACTACAACAAGGCATGGTAATATGAAACAATACGAAAACAATACGTCTGCACCTAAGATGACAATACAGCCAGCCGTAGTTGCGGACAAGAAATTGACAAGCCGTATTGTCGAATTAGAACAAAAAATAGCAGCATACGAATCAGAGCTATTGCGTATTCATAGAGACATAGTCAGACTTAGAGAAATCGTTAACCAGGTATCAGCAAGGATTAAGTAATGATTATTATAGCTTACCCCTGTGCAACTGGTGGAAAGTTTATAGCAAGCTTGGTGGCAATGCTGTTACACGGAAGCAACAATAATATTTTAAAAGATGGTAGTGTACACGGACTTCCTGAGGGATTTAGTCAGTATCATGTTGAGAATACTAGCAACAATCCCGGAGTGCTTGACGACGAATGGTTTGGATTTCAAAAATTTCTAACTACAAATACCAGTACTGTTATTGTTAGTCACATGAGAAATTTGGCCAAAGTTATCAAAACATATAATGATGCTAAGGCCATCTATCTAACAATTGCCTCGGACGAGTGGAAAGATATACAAGAGCAAAACTTTATTAAGAAAATAATGCGAGCATTCTGGTCAGAACGATGGTATAGGATTTATCAAATTCCAGGCAGCCCCGAATTTAATCCTGATATTGACGCTATGCCTAAGTCGGCTATTAATCGCATAATGCAAATAAATCGTGACTACATCAACAGTTGGGAATATAGCCTTCCGGATTCTACCGAAAGATTGCTTAACTTAGACATATCGTGTGTGACTAATCCTGGTATATTGTTGGATCAGCTAACTGCATTCTTAGAAGTTACCTTGCCAGAAGAACGATACAATCAAGCCTTGCATTTTATCAACGATTATGTAAAAATAAATGAATATGACAACAGATAAGTTAAACATCGCCAACGAGATGAAGCAATTTGATCTCAAGAACCGCGACTTCTACGACGAGCTGACCTCAGAAGAACGTAAAAAGTTCAGCAACTATCTTATGATAAGATGGGGATCTAGTGTACAAGGGTCCAGAGAACTGCAAGAGTACTATGTGCAAAGCTGTAATCACTACTTTAACAAAAACTTTTTTGCTATTAATAAACATCCAAAACTGCAATGGCTATGTGCCACAGCAGTTAGCCCGGGTATGGGTGTACACAAACATCAATGGATCAGTCCCAAGAAAAAAGAAGCCAGTACCGGCACTGTGCGAAAACAATTAGCTGAACTGTTTCCAAATATGAAGGATGATGAACTTGATCTGTTGGCAAAGATCACTACCAAGAAAGAACTTGACCAATACATTCGAGACCTGGGCAACGAAGTTAAAAAATGAAATTTGAATGCCAATACTGTAAGAAATCTTTTGCCAAAGAAACTACACTCGTGGTACATGTGTGTGAGCAAAAGAAACGTTTCCAGAGTCAAAACGAAACTGGCATTCAGCTGGCCTTACGTGCGTATCAAAAGTTTTATGAGATGAGCCAAGGCGCAGGCAAACCTAAGTCGTTTGATGACTTTGCTCGTAGTCCGTACTATCGTGCATTTGCTAAATTTGGTCAGTACTGTGTCAGCATCCGAGCTGTCAACATACCTCGCTTTACTGAATGGCTATTAAAAAACAACAAGAAGATAGACTATTGGTGCAGCGATCGAGTATATGGTGAGTTCCTGGAACAATATCTCAAAGTAGAAAATCCCATGGATGCCTTGCATAGATCAGTTGAATACGGCATTCGTTGGGCAGACGAAACGGGCAACCCAGCAAATGATTATTTAAGATATGGCAATGACAATGCGTTATGCTATGCTGTCACTACAGGACGTATCAGTGCCTGGGTCTTGTATAATTCTGAATCAGGTCAGGAATTCCTGGGACGCATTGGTGCAGATCAAATTTCCATGATATGGTCTTTTATTGACGCTGATTTTTGGCATCAAAAGTTTCGAGACTGCTCAGAAGATACTGCTTATGTCAAAGACATTTTAAAACAGGCAGGTTGGTAGTGTTTAATTTAGATCCATTTAAACGCTACTCTAACTCGGTTCTTATTAAAAATAAACACTCAGAATTGACCTATGGCCAGGCATATAATACCTTTAAGTCTTGGTCTTATTATCTGCAGCAAATAGCACCCACTGGCAACATTGCGTTAGCAATGGCAAACAATTTGGAATCTCATATCATAATGCTTGCAGCATTCCAATGCCACAATGTCATTATGTTGAATCCAGATATACTACAAGTTTCACCCGACCTGATACAAAGATTAAATATTGATTATCTTATAACATTTGATGCAACATTAAATGTTGCAACTAATAGAATTTTGATCGATCAATCTCAAGTATTGAACTACAAAATCTCTGCAGACTTATATCCAGATTCCTGTCCTGGCAGTTTAGTTCTTGTATCTAGCGGAACAACTGGAATAGCAAGACCAGTAAAATTTGAGTCATCAGAAGTTTGGGGATTTGCAACATCTCTCATAACAAAATTAGATTTTTTTCCTGACGACTGCTTGTATAATATTGCTCCTTACTATCACGGATTTGGATTTCTTAATATTTTTACAGTAATTGAAACTGGTGGCTCTTACTATATTCCTGACACTACTGATTATAAAAACGTAGTAAATAACATCAATCAAACTGCTTGTACCTGGGTAAGTGCTGTTCCTAACTTGGCTAAAATAATGATAAAAAGCTCTGGAAGCCTGCCTACTAATTTTAGATTTGCCATGGCAGGTGGCGACACAACATCCAATACCTTGTGCTCAGAATTTCGTAAACGCTTTGATGTAGAATTACTAGCAAACTACGGATTCACCGATGGCGGGTGTGTCAGTGTAAATACTCCAACTATGCACAGAGATGGATCTGTTGGCAAAGTTGATCCTGCTACGGTTATGCTTGGCAGTGACAACGAAATCTTTGTTAAACAACCTTGGTTAAAATCAAAAAACTGGCTGCCAACTGGAGATATTGGAACTATAGATTGCGACGGTTATCTCTGGATTATCTCTCGCAAGAAAGACATTATTAAAAGGCAAGGTAAAACAATCTTTCCCAGAGAGCTTGAATCTCATTTAGAAAAACTATCTGGTATTAACGAAGTTATAGTGTACAAAGACGGAAAAAATAACAAAGGTGACTGCATTAGTATTGTTTATTCTGGCACACTGACAGAAACACAGCTAAAGATATATTGCAAAAATAAATTGCCAGCCGATTACTATCCTAATCAAGTATTAAAGGTGGAAATTATTCCTTTGTTTAATAACAAAGTAAGTCGTATATGGATAAAAAATTATGTTGATCAACTCCAATAACAAACCTATTCGTATAGTAGGAGTTGGCACAATGGCCAACGACTTGTATGACTTTCTCAATGCTGAACAATGTACAGTATCAATACATCGTTTTGAAGATGCTCAGGAGTCTTCAGATGCTGATCAATATCAATACTTAGTTACTACTATTAAGTCATTGCCGTTCCGCGCAAAGATATTAGACTGGCTAGATAACTGCGGTCTACATTCACCAGTTTACATACACAATCGTGCCTATGTAGTCGATGCTGAATGTTTTGGTTCTGGAACTATTATATTTCCAATGGCATCTGCATTAAGATGCACAGTGGGACGACATACATTTATTTCTCCAAACACGCATATTGGGCACTGTGTTGAATTGGCAGACCGTTGCTTGTTATTGCCAGGTTCAATTATATGCGGGACTGCAAAATTAGCCAGAAACACATTGATGCAAACTGGATCAACGATCAAAGATACTGTTTCAATCACTGCTGAAAATGTTAACATTTTACCCAGATCGTTGGTTACTAAAGATATCAACTCAACAGGAACATACGGAGGTACACCTGCTCGACGCATCAGCCAGATTAGTTGTTTGGAAGCCGCATACTGGAACCAATGAAAATAAACATAGACACCGCCGAATGTGCCGCAGTAGATATTTTTGATTGTCTGAACTCGTACTACCAGAGTCTGAGTCCCAACTTTATACCTAAGCATACTCTAGTATTCAATCAGTACCATCAAAACAACAATGTTAACATACTGCTAATGGACATGCCCAATCCGATCGGGCAGCCCCTTCGGGCAGTTGATTATGATCGGTATGATTTGATATTTTTTTCAAACGGTCCAGAATCCTATACCATTGGTACTGATACAATACGTGACAACTTGTTGCGTTCCAATGTTTACTTACTAGCGCAAAGTCATGTCACTGTTGACCATCCGCTTAGATCAAAAATAATTTGGGTACCAGTCTCTATTATGTTTCCGCATTCGAGATCTATGAGTTTTAACTTTTTTTATCCGCAGGCCTACTATTTTTCTCAAAATAAAAATAGACAGCGCAGCAAAAATATTGTATGCATCAATGGTGAAAATAGGTCTTGGCGCCATTATCTAATAGAACAGTTGCACATACACGATCCGTCATTGCCGATTATTTCAAATCTTGGAAATTCTATACGCGACACAGATCATGCCTATTTTGAATCTGCTGCTGATCAGCAGTTTAGAGAATTTTTGGAAACCAGATATCGCGGTCAGATTGATAGTACAATAAACACTTTGTATAATACTGTGTATTGGGATAGCAGTGTGCCGGTTGGGGTATCAGGTCAGTACGGAACTGTTCTCCCGGGTTATTTTGCAATGCCAGAATATTTTGAATACCGGTGTGTCATTTTTCCAGAATCATCCTGGGTCAATGATGATTTAAATTTAACCGAAAAAATTATCAAATGTTTACTTTATGGTAGTATACCGTGGCCGGTAGGCGGCGCCAATGTAAATGCTCAATATAGAGATTTAGGTATATATACTGCTTGGAATTTGTTGCCAAGTCAGTTACAATTGTATGATAGTATACATGATCATCAAACTCGATATAAAAAATTAGCAGAAGCAGTAACCTGGGCTAATCAGCACCCAGAGATATTTGTTGGTTCACAGTACGAAAACTATATAAAACAAAACTTTGAAAACATTGTCAAGTTTGCACCTGCGTTGGATTCAATAGTATATTTGGATAAAATTATAAATGAGCACTCACGCTGATATTGACCTTGACATGCCGGACCGGCAGCAACTATTAAATCTTATACAACATACTCCTGCACGCCAATTTACACAAGGTCTGGCGCGACATCATGCTTCTGGCATTTACGTAACTGATATACCAGTGGACCCAATACAAGGATGTGCTGCAATTGATTTCCATCAAGCCGACCAGCGAGGATATTTCAAAATTGATTTATTAAATATGTCAGTTTATCAACTGGTACGAGATCCAGAACATTATGAACAGATGTTGGCAAAAGAACCAAATTGGTCAAGATTGTGGACAGATTCTACTTGGGCCAGTCAACTAGTTCATGTAGGAAATTACGTAGATTTATTGGGAAGTATGCAGCCAGATTCTATTACTAGGATGGCAGCATTTATTTCAATTATACGTCCTGGCAAAGCTCATTTACAGAATTGTACTTGGAACAAGGTATTTGAGTCAGTATGGGATGGCGACAATTCTAAAGGATTTGTATTCAAACGCAGCCATTCAATAGGATATGCAACATTAGTTACCCTACACATGAATCTGTTAGAAGATCGTCAATCTAATCAAGTTTCCGCACAAGAGTAATTGATCTTCTTTTGTTTTTTCGTTTAGCTATGTCTGATAAGCAGCATACGGGTCCGCATAAAATTTCAAGATCTTTGTTAATAAATGTACGTCTGTAAGATCTAAAAGGTTCCCATTCTTGTTTTAGAAATATGTTTATTGGAATACTTCTGTTGCTTTCCCACCACCAATTATTAGCTAATTCTAAAAACACTTGTTTGCGGTTGATATCTTGTATCTGTCCAAAATCGTATATGGTGGTTATTGTATCATCACGATTCTGTATAATACCCACATATTCTACGCCGGCGTAAACACATAATGACATGAAAGGATACCTAGCAGTAAGTTGTTCTATTATATTTTGACCCATAAATATTGGTGGAGATTTCTAATGTATATAACCACTGCCTATTTATATCAACAAATTCAATCGGTATTATTGATAAACACTAGCGGTGCTTTCTTTGACGCGAGGTGGGATCCAGTGTACGCAAAAAACTTAACTTTAAACCTAGGGGTCGACAATGTGATCCTTTTTCAATTCCAGAATCAGGATCAAAAACCTGTCAACATATCTGGGGCTACATTTACTTTCAGAATAATTAGCCAGAATGGGCAAGATCTACTATTTGCCAAAGAACTTGTACCTCTGAGTGCATCGTCCGGCCGTGCAAAAGTTACAATTACTGCCGAAGATACAAAGTATTTGCAAGAACAACCGGCGAGTTACAGTATAGAGATAAGCTCTGGAGTTCTTGATCAGGCTGTATTTACTGACGATCAGGCCGGAGCCCGCGGGACTATTGATATAGTTAATAGCGTATTTCCGGCCTTTACCGGCAGCCAATTATTGACCGTGCCCAGTCAAGCACCTGCTAATAACGTTTATTATACGAGTACAGTAACCACACACGGTTCGTCTCTGATTACATTTCAATTAGATACAGCCGATATTACAGGCAACATAAGTGTGCAAGGCGCCAGTGATGCCACTGCTAATACAGTAGAATGGTACAATGTTTCTTTTCTGGATCTTAAAACTGGCAATACTGTTAACCAAGTTAACTTCACTGACAGCACGGAACGGTTAGGTATAAATGTGGAAGGATATCATCCCTATATACGATTAGAATTAAACTTTGCCAAAGGCGAACTCGCTGCGATTACATATAGATGAAATATAAAAAAATAGTAGGGTTTGGAGACTCGTGGATGTGGGGGGACGAGCTTCTCAATCCAGCATTGGTCAATCACAAATATGCTCACCCTACGCTGGTAGAAAATACACCGTACAGAGAAAGTCATTGCTTTTTGGGACTGTTAGGAAAACACTACGATGTTCCAGCAGAAAACTATGGCATTCCTGGCGGTAGTCAACAAAGTGCTATATGGACATACCTATGGTGGCTTGACCATGAACAACTTGATCCTGCCGAGTGTCTTATATTAGTTGGCCATACTGATTCTAATCGTAATACTTTTTACAATCCTAGGCATAAATCCTATAACAATGATCCAGGGTGGAATCGTTTTATACATTCGGCTTGGGCTAATAACGGTCACGGGAATATAGACCAAGAGTGGATTGATATGGTCAAATTACATACAGTTTTAACTACATGTACCCAGTCAATGCAATTAACATATCAACAAACAGTAAAATTTTTTGAAGGTCAGTATCACGTGCTTGCTTGCAATGTACTACAATTTTGTACCTTACCTCCCCCTATGCTAATGTCAGCTTGTAATCTTTTATGGTCAGATCGAAATATTGGATCTTTTCTGACAAAGCCTGACCATTTTAAACCTTTAAGACATCCAAACGAACTTGGGCATGCAGTTATCCGCGATCACTTGATTCTAGAGATAGAACGTGTTATACTAGCTTGATGCTAGACATAGTCCAATACATTCCTGGTAAACGTAAACAAGCAAGTTCAGGCTGGATCAGCTTCAACGGACCCTGTTGTGTTCACAATGGCGAAAGCCCGGATCGACGACAACGTGGCGGACTCCTAAGTAGTCCCGACGGATGGAGTTATCATTGCTTCAACTGTAATTTTACAGCCAGCTTTATTCTGGGACGTAATCTCAGTGTCAAGGCTCGCAAATTTCTAACATGGCTAAACGTACCGCAGG